GCGAGGGCGTGGATCCGAACTACGCTCCCTACGAGCTCATCGAAAAGGGCACCGGTGACTCGACACCGGAGAGGCAGGCTAGGCTCTACGAGGAGTCGGTTGGCTACAAGAATCTCGCCGGCGCGACCGACGTCACCGCCAGGGCGAAATACGCCGTGCAGGCAGGACTCAAGGATGTGTTCAACATCATGGAGTTCTTGCGGAACAAGTGGTTGGTGCTATACCGGACCTACCGTGGCGACACCACGAGCGAGTTCGCCTATGGGCGGATGCCGCTGCACTCACCCGAGCCCTACAAGATCGTCGAGACGATCCAGCCGCAGATCTTCCGCACGCTGTTCGGGACGGACAACTGGTTCCGTCTCTACTCGCAGTCGCTGGAACACGACGACAACGCGAAGTCGCAAGAGGCGATGTGCAAGAAGCAGTTCCGGGCGATGAACCACGGCCAGAAGGCGAGTCGCGGAATCCGTGACGGACTGATCTACGGCACGCAGATTCAGAAGCTGTGGTGGAAGCAGGAAGTCGGCGAAATGACTTACCGGGTCGGCCGCCGAGTGGCCGACAAGAACATCCCGAGCGGCAGCAAAGTCGAGCTCGAAGAGGTGAAGTCGATCGAGTTCACCTACGACGACAACTTCATGGAGAACGTCTCCATCTTCGACTTCCTCACGTCACCGAACGCCTCGAGCATCGACGACGCCGAGTGGTGCGCCGACCGCTCGATGTGGCCCGACTACAAAGTGAAGGAGATGGGCGAACTCGGTCACTGGAAGAACCTCGAGGCGCTCAAGGATTACGCCGGCAGCAACGATGCGAGCTTCGGCGACGAGTTCAAGGAGCGCAAAAGCTACTCCTACGGCGTGTTCGATCCGAGAGAGGCCGCCACCGCGCCGCACGTCCCGCACTACGAAGTGATCGACTGGTGGGGGCCGCTCGTCGTCTCGGATGAGAACGGGAACATCACAACCAAGCAATGCAACGTCGTCATGATCGAGCCCGAGTCGCTCGGTCTGATCGTGCGCATCACGGAGAACCCGTATTGGCACAAGAAGAAGCCCTACCAAGCGTGGAAGCCAATCGACCTCGAGGATGAGTTCTACGGCATCGGCGCGATCGAGATGATCGTCCGCTTGTCGCGTGAAAAAGACATGAAGCGACAGCTTCTGATGGCGGCAACGCAGCTGGAAGCGAACCCGATGTTCGAGGTTTCAGACCAAGCCAACATCCCCGACGGCCAGTTGATCTTGCAGCCGGGCCTCTGTCTGCGCGTGCCGCAGGTCGGGCAGTCGATCGCGCCGATCCACGTCCCCAAGGTGTCGGACGCCGCGCTTAAGGCCGAGAACCAGTTGACCGTCGACATCCGCGAGACCGCCGGCACGAGCTCGCCGTCGATGGGTGCGCAGGATCCGTTCGGGTCTGGCGGCAAGACCGCGACCCAGCACACGAGCGAGATCGACCAAGGCAAGCTGCGAATCTCGCCGATGATCGCCAACTACGAGATGCAGGTCATCACGCCGATGCTCGAGCAGATGGCGTGGAACAACCAGCAGTTCATGAGCTACGAGCAGGTGGTGCGCGAGGTGGGTTCTGCCGGCCTCAACTACACCGACCGCTACACGATCGGTCCCGAGCAGCTGATCGGCCGATTCATCGTGCAGCCACTCGCGTCGTTCAAGCTCCTGACCAAGCAGACGCAGGTGCAGCAGCTCGTCAACCTGCTCGACCGGATTCCGATCTTCGCACAGACCTACGGTCCGAACAGCATCAAGGGTCCTGCACTGCTCGCGCACGTCCTCGAGTTCGGCTTCGACATCCGCAATGCCGGCGAATACGTCACGACGCCACCGGATCAATCAGAGCTCCTCGCGGGCGCCCAAGAACAAGAGCTCTGGTATCACGGCAACGTGCCGCCAGTGCGCGTGGACGACAACCATCTGCGCCATGCACTCGTGCACCTCGAGGAGATCAAGGGAGAGCGGTTCGAGTCGCTCTACAAGCACGACCCAGGCACTGCCGCTCGAGCTCGTGCGCACATCGCGGAGCACATGCAGATCCTGATGATTACGCAGGAGCAGCAAGAGAAGCAGATCATGGAGATGCAGCAGGTCGCAACCGCGATGCAGATCCAACCACCGCAGTCGATCGGCGGCGCCGGCGTCGATGGCGCGGCCGTCAACATCCCAGGTGCTGGCACGCCGAATCAGCAGCCCACGTCTCCGAAGGTTCGTAAGAATGAGATGGAGCGCGGCGAGGGCAACAGCGCGGCGACCACCGAGTCGAGATCGGCGGCTACCCAGAACGCACCGAACCCGGGGGCTTCATGATCGCAGAGAAGCTCAAGCCGTCTGACGACCTCTGGAACGAGAAGGCCGGCGAGGAGATCGCTCGCCGATCGCTCGAGGCGCAGATCAACAACATCGGTGGAGCGGTCAAGCTCGCGGAGCGAATCCTTGCACTCAAGGGCAATGCCGGATGGCAGGAGTTCGTGAAAGCGATCGAGGACTGCCGCGCTTACCGCCGGCAGGAGCTCGAACTCTCATCCGGCACCGATGCGGAGCTACACGTCCTGCAGGGTCGGTGTCGCGAGCTCGGCGCTATCCTGACTCTCATGACTCAGACCGAGACCAATACGAAGGCCCTGACTGACCGTCTGCAGGACCTTCACAAAGAGCGCGAGGCGTTCGTTCAACCAGACGGGAAGGTTCGACCACGAGGTATTTCATGAAGAACAACGAGGGGCCGGGTCCGATCCAGCCCAAGGAAGGCGACAACGCAGTCGTTCTCAACCGTGCAAGCGGTTTCTCACAGGCCATGTCGGCACTCGCGAACGGGACTTGCTCTCGTCACAAGGGCACCGACATGAACAACGATTGGATCAAGCTGCCCGGCAGTGGCACCGGCGGAAACGTCAAGGGCTACGGCAAGCAGTGATCCGAACGCGATCGGCGTTTCCGGTCTGGCTGGGGGACTACCTCCAACCATTGCTCTGTAGCCGACTCGGGCCGGCAAAACCCCGCGCTGAATCAGTGGAAGTCGCGCACCGCGAAAACAGATGACCCAATTCGAAGGACAACCAACAGACCAGTCCGCTTTCAATCAGCGGGCAGACAATGCGGCGTTGAGCCTCAAAGACCAGCTTGGTCGAGAGATCAGTGCACGCACTGGACAGCAAGTGGTTCTGCCACCGAGTCCAGTCGCAGTGGGACAGGACGGAAACCCAGTAGGCCAGCTTCCCCCCGAGGGAAGCTACGCGAGACAACAGATCGAGACACAGCAAGCACAGGTGCTGCAGCAGCAGCAAGCGCAACAAGCCCAGCTTGCCTACGATCCCGCGCCCGCACCTACCCAAGGGCAACCGGCACCGCCGCCGCCGCATGAACCACCAGAACAGATCTCAGGGAGAGCGCAAGAACGCATCACTTCCCTCGTTTCTCAACTCCGAACCAAAGATCAGGAGTTCCAACAGTTGCAACAAACGCAGAATCAGCAGTTCTCGACGATGGAGGAGCTTCAAGCGAAGCTCACCGCCCAAGAGCGCATGATGCAGACGATGCTCGAGCAGAACATGGAACACCTGGACCCGGAAACGCGCAGCCAAGTCATGAACGATGCGCGAATCCGGCAAGCAGTGGCAGCAAGCGAGCAGCGGATGTTGCAGACGCTTCGACCCCAACTGGAGGTGCTCCACAGGCACAATCTCCAGTCCGAGAAGCACGGCTTGAGTGGAACCTATCGAGGCTACGACCCGATGACCCACGACGCTTTGATTGACGAGTTCAGGAAGAGGAATCCAAACTGCTCTGTTGAGCAGGCGTTCCGGGCAGTCGCAACACCCGGTGAACTATCTGTAGGTGGGAGTCAGCCCGCGAACGTGCCACCGCCATCCATGGCCCCCGGCAACGGTTCGACCGCTCCGCGATACATCCCCTCACCGACTCAGCAATTGGACCCAGTGGCCCAGATTCGCGCAGACGCAGAACGCGCCTCGCAACTGGCGCGATCACTGGATCCTGCAGACCAGAAGGCCGCAACGGCCGTCTGGAACAAGAACATTGCCGATCGTCTGGGACTGTCGTAGACGGGTGACTCGCTAGGGAGATAGCTGGCGTTGGCGCGGGAACTTCAACCCAAACCAACGAAT